TGAAGATGCATGGTATCGCAGTGGAGAGTGCTATCTGCGTGCTGTCATTTGACACCACGGCATCGTTCCCTAAGTTGAAGTTTGACTTCGGGGGTTGCATGGATGCACAGACACAGACTTCGGCAGATGCCCTGTTCGGTACTGCTGCTGTGAGGGAGATCACTGGTGACGAGAGTGGGTTGGCTGTTGCCTCCGCTGCGCCAGCGATTGCTGCACCTGTTGCACCTGTTGCACCGGTAGTAGCGGCACCGACACCTGCTCCAGAACCTGTTGCGGAGCCAGTAGTCGAAGCACCTGCTTCAACGTTCGGTAAACCTGCCGAGCCTGTCGCTGCACCTGCGGTCGCTGCACCTGTGGTCGCTGCTCCAGCACCTGTTGTAGAGGAGCCTGTCGCTGCACCTGTCGCTACTGCTCCAGCACCGGATGCTAGTACGGCTGCATTGGCTGGTGACATTATGGCTCTGATGGCAGACGTAGCGGATGATGCCAATGCCTAATCCAGTCCTTAACTTTGAGCAGGTTGAAGCATTGCGAAAGCATATGATGATCAACACCACACAGATGTCAAAGCTGATTGGTGTATCACGGGTCACATATTCGGGTTGGTTAAAAGGCAAGCCCGTCCGCAAGAGTAACGATGCCAAGGCCAGAGCCGCATTGAAACGTATGTTCAGTGTGTTGGAGCAACACCAATGGCCTATGCCTGAGGTGATTGGTATGACACCACTGCACCGTTTCAATACGTTACTTGAATTGCTACCTCCACAGGAGTAGTATCGCCAACCGGGGGAACGGGTATGCCGTTCCCCCCTAAACACACAGTGAGGTATGGGATAATATGGACACGCTTGATTTCTTCAAGCGGGTTCTCCCTACCGAAGGTAACTACTGCGCCATAGTAATCAATGATGGTCCACCACAGCAGTCTTTCTTTGGTACGGTTGAGGAACTCGCAACCCGTTGTCAACAGCTAGATGCAAACGGCAACAACACATACTACGCAACGTCCACATTCAAAACAAATCTAAATCGAACACAAGATAACGTAGAATTAAATAAAGTTCTGTTCCTCGACATTGATTGCGGGGCAGCAAAAGCAGCAGAAGAAAAGGGATACGCCACACAGGCGTTGGGATTAGAAGCACTCGCACAGTTCATCACAGTTACCAAGATGCCGTCACCCATGGTGGTGAACTCCGGTACTGGTCTGCATGTGTACTGGATACTGGATGAGGCGTTGCCTAAGGACGAGTGGCAACTGTTAGCTGATGCCCTCAAGGCTACGTTCCAAGTCAACGGGTTCTTCTTTGATGCCGCAGTTACCGCTGACGCTGCCCGTGTGCTGCGCCCCGCTGGTACACACAACCCGAAGAACGGAGCCGAGGTGCGCGTGTTGGCTGAGGGATCCGAACACTCCAAGCAGACGCTACAGAACATCTTGGGCAGCGCGAAGCCCACACTGGTGACAGATATGGGCACAGTAGTACCCACCATCGTAGCCCCGCAGTCTGGCCTGTCACAAGCACTGGAGATGGAGAACCTATATCAACCATCTAATGCTGGTACTATATACAATGGGTGTGAGCAGGTCGCATGGGCCGTGGACAACCAAGACAAAGCCTCAGAGCCTACATGGTATGCCCTCATGGGTATTGCCGCATACTGCGAGGACTCAGATAACGTAGCAAAGCTATGGAGCAGCAAGCACCCTGACTACGATGAGCACAAGACACTAGCTAAGATGGCACAGTGGAAGGCACAGGCTACAGGTCCAGCCACCTGCGCTAGGTTCAAGGAAGAACGTAAGAAGGGCTGCGACAACTGCCCACTCAAGGGTAGTATATCCACCCCTGCGAGACTTGGGACTCAGCATGTAGAGATCGTAAGAGACCCGAACACTCTGCCCGAAGGCGTTGACCCAGAGGTTAAGCTGCCCCCGATATTTAAAGAGGCAGCACATGGTATCGTGCAGTCAGTGGATGGTACTGAGATAGATGTATGCCCATTCATACTGTACCCCATAGGCTACGGGCGTGATGAACACCTAGGCTATGAGACTGTGCGTTACAAATGGAAACGTCCACACGTAGGCTGGCAAGACCTGACGTTCAGGCAAGCGTACCTTAACGATGAGAGTCGTGAGTTCGCCACCACCATTGCAGATCAGGGGATTGTCCTGACAGGCAAGAAGCAAACAGATAGGTTTAGGTTCATGCTTAGAACATACATGGATGAGTTACGTAAGAAGCGTTCGATGTCCAACATACACGATGCGATGGGTTGGAAAGAAGATCATACTCAGTTCGTAATAGGCGAGAGATTATACAAACGTGAAGTCGATGGCACTGTCACTACAGAAGTTGTTACGCTAGGCGCAGCAGCAGGTGACACAAGCAAGACAGCATACACACACGCTGGTTCAGCGACAGAGTGGGCTGAGGCTACTGGCGTACTGGAGAAGGCGGGGATGCCATGGCATATGTTCGCGTTGAACACTTCGTTCTCTGCTCCGCTATGGGATTTAACAGGGCTGGTTGGCCTCACCATCTCATTGCACGGAGATACAGGTGCAGGGAAGTCAGTCATTCAAGCATGGTCCCGCAGTGTGTGGGGTAATCCGAAGTCCCTATATCTATCAGCAGAGTCTACGCACAATGCGTTGTACAACAAGTTGGGTACGTACTGTAACCTGCCGATGACCATTGATGAGTGTACCTACATGGATAATGTGGGTTCGTTCTGTTACCAAGTCACGCAGGGTAAGGACAAGGGCAGGCTAACCCGCTTTGCCACGGAGCGTAAGTCGAAGCAGTGGGCCACCAACGTGATGGTATCCACGAACATATCGTTCACCTCCAAGATGGCAGCGTCTGGTGTGGAGAGTGATGCCCAGATGGCACGGCTGTTGGAGATATACACTCCCGTTCACCCGATGTTTGCGAAGGGTACGAAGGCTGGTCGCACCATCATGGACTTCCTTGGTGATAACCACGGTGTGATAGGCCACCTCTATGCGATTGAACTACTCAAGATTGGTAAGGATGGATTGGTCAAGCGTATCAAGAAAGCCATTGAACAATTCAGAGAGATATATGGTATCGAGTTTGCCGGTACAGAACGGTATTGGGAAACAGAACTTGTTCTACAGCATGTGGGTTGCACCATAGCAGCCGAGGCAGGGCTGATCGCCTATGACTTCGGTAAGGGTATCAAGTACGTGGTCAAGCGCATTGAGCGTATGCGTACCGCCATTGAGGACAGCCACCTAGACGGGTTCGATCTGGTCCACCAGTACCTCAACGAGACAGCCGCCAACGGTATCACCATCATGCACACGCAGAACGTAACACCCACCTTCGATCCAACACGGCTACCTAAGGCCGCTATCCTTATACGCTATGATGTACACCGCACAGGCAACCTCGATAAGTTCGACAGGGGTACGGTGATGATTGTCCAAGGTGAGTTCAGGAAATGGTTGGCTGGTCATGGGTATGATTGGGGTAAACTCAAGAAGGAAATCGCTGCAGTTAATGGTAACGCCACACCCGGTGGTGGTCGCTTCGTGATGAGTAAGGACACTGCCCTCAAAGCTGGACAGCAGTATGTCATTGGTATCAACCTCAACATACCACAGATGAAGGGCTTCCTTGACGCTGCACAAGATACCGCAGACGAGATGACCCTAGGCCAGCTTGGCGTTGTCCCTAGTTGACACCTTGCAAACGCATTTGCTCTTTATGGAAATCACGTAGTGTCTTAGGCGCGGACTTCAACAGTCTACCTGAGGCACTGCGTTGTGCTTCCTTACGTGACTTGTTGGCAGACGTTACGAAGTTCGTAATAACGAACGGTGTACCTCTAGCGTCACGGTTCCAGTCCTGCACCATCTTCACAATACGCGTACGTTCTGCTGATGAGCCAGCCTTACGGTATGCCTGTATGTAATGGGCCTTGCGCTCGTCAATGTAGCCACGCATCCGTTCGGTCCGCCTGTTCGCATCGTACTGTGCGGTGGCTGAACTTGGGTAGAAGCCTATCATCCGAGCAATCATCTCAACCGGAGTGAAATCACCGGACACTACCTGCCCGCGTTTGTTAGTGATGCTGCCGTCGGACATAAAGATCGCACCCTCTGCAACAGCTTTCAGAGCAGAGAACCCACCGCCGCTACGTGCCACATCCTTGAGGGTTGTAGTGTCGTCAAAGATACCCACCGTTTCACCAACGTACCTAGCCGCCAGTACAGCAGAGTCAGACGCACCCTTCATGGCAGACGCCACAGGTCCGAGTACATCCATGGCCTCACGCGCTGTGTCAGCCCCTGCTAAGAAGTAGCTGGTGCCGGGGACGATGTTGCCATGCCCAAGCCGTGTGGATACTGTGCCGCCTGTGAAGTAATCCAAGAACCCCCGCAGAACAACACGGGAGGAACCGGGGACAATAGCGTCAGCACCACGGGCGATGTATGTCTCCAAACCCTCCCACTTAACATCAAACATTTGCATGAGGCTATCAACGAGGTCCATGAAATCCTCAGAGAACGGGATACCCTTGAGGCCACTGGTCAGTACGAGGAAGGCTAGGAAATATAACTGTTCTGTGCGGCCCATGTTCCTCATTAACTGTACCGTGATTACCACGAACTGTTTATACATGTACAGATACTGGGCGAAGTTGCCACGCGCTATGGCTGGACGGTTGAACTGCGAATAGTTACCCTGCGAAGAGTTAACTGCCAGCACCGAGCGTTGGTAAACATCTTTTGAAGCGTTAGACGTTGCACTGTTGAAGCTTGAGCCGTCAGTGCCTTGCTCAATCATACGGGCTTTCTCTAGGCGGTATGATGCTAAGAACGTGACGCGCCTGTTGTACTGCTCAGTCTTAGAGAACATGGACATCCACACTTCGATGGCCTTATCCTTCTTACTGTCCTGCTTACCAGTGCGGGATGTACCGACCAGTGCGTTGTGCATGTTAGGTGTGAGGACACCCTTCTCTGTGGCAGCAAGCACAGCTTCGGCTTCATCCTTGAGCATACCGTTGCGCCGTTCCCCTACCTTCCACGTTGGGGCGATGAGTTCCTTGAGCAGTGTCACGTTACCTGCAACGTCCTGCTTGAACCCATCCTTGAACAACGAGAGGTCACGGCCCGCCTGCCAGATGGCATTGTACGAACGCATCATACCGTGCCCACCGCCGTAACCTGTCTTCTTGTTGTATGTGGATAGATATAATCCTGCATGTGAGACCAATGATGTGGTGTTAATCCCTGCCGATACGACAGAGCCACCGATCTGCATAGCCGCCGTCCAAGACATGAGAGGTCCGGCCATCTTGTTTACCATACCCTCGCCAGTGGCATCGTCGATGTTCACATTACGATTGTAATATTCCACAAGGTTAGCCGCGTCATCCCGGTAACGGTTGCCATTACCCTTACCACTCACAGTGCTACGCTCACCATGGTAGTCCACAACAGATATGTTCTCATCAGAGGATGAATGTATAAACATATGCTGGTACTCAGTCATGGCCTTACGAGCAGCATCTTTTTTCTCAGGAGACGCAGTAAGAAACGCCTTCTGGAGTTTAGCCAGCCGTACCTTATCACCAAACCACACGCTACCATCTGATACTTTATCCGATAGGATGTGTGCGATGTTATGCTTGTACCTATTCTTACCAGCAACGTGCGTCTGCATCTCAAGATGTTCTGCAACACCACGCATGATGTTCTGATCCCAACCGGGGTTGCCGCTTAGTCTCAGCTTGCCACGGGCTGTGCTGTGCTGCTTGGTGGTCATACGCACAAGGCTCTCACGGTCTTGTTCGCGCAGTTTGATCCCGGCCCGCATCAGTGTGTTAGCCATGTCGTCGTAGTTCAAACTGCTACCTAGCGGAGGAACCTGAGAAGCGGCACCACTATCAGCACGGAAGGTCACACCTGACAGCTTGACTGGGATAGCCTTACCATCCTTATCGCGTGCGCCTGTGAAGACACTTATCTCAGAGTCACCAAACTCAGCAAACTTGGCGTTCAACTCATCACGGATAACGTCAGCCTTCTTACGGCTGTCGGTACGTGTGTAGAACAGCATAGCCTGTACGTGTTCATCCAAGTGGATGGCCTTACCATCCTTATCATATGCCTGTACCCTGACTTGATGGTTGCCTCGGCGTGCGAACGGCACGTAGCCAGCCAACACTGAGTTCACGGCAGCGTACTTCGCGTTGGTTAACTGTGTGTCCAGCAGGTGCATATCCATCAGGGTATTACGCATCGACATTACGTTCTCAATGCGTGTCTCTGCCAGCGTCTCCAGCTTCTCCAGCAGTGCAGGATTGTTCCGGAATTGCTCCAAGTGTTTATCATCATCAAGCGTCGATCCGTCAACCCAATCCTTCATCTTAGCCGTGCCGCCGTCCTTATCCATGACACGCGTGACTTGGTGGATAAACGCATTAGCCTTAGTGATCGACTCGTCTTTCCACTTGAACCCCTTACCTACAAGCTGACCACCCTCATCGTACAGCCGGGAGTATTCAGCAGTTACCCAGCGGAGAATATCTTTGGTATCGTCATTGAACCCATGTTGGCCTTGCAGATAGTTCAACTCTAATTCTTTCGAGCCAATCATACCCTTGATCTTATCTTCATACACCATCACGGCGGCTTCGTTCACAGCGTCACGCTGCTCCTCATATAGCGCCCACACCCGATCAGAGATAGGCTCAGACTTATACTTATGGGGCTTACTGCCTTTCTCGACTTCACCTGCATCATTATACTTAATAGTCTTTATGCCATCCTCGAACTCCTCACGGCTCACAGCACCAGCCTCACGCAGCTTGATGATGTTCGCTTCGTTGCGCTTAACAGTGAGGCCATCGTCGCTGATCTCTATGATGTCGGCTTGGTTATGGATGAGTTGCTCACCTGCCTTCTCCACCTGCTCCATACGATACAGGCGTCCCTCTTGCAGCAACTGGTTGGCGTGAGCCTTCTCCTCACGGGTAGCCCCGGTGTCGAAGTCTTGGTCGCTCTTCGCAGCTTTGTTGAACCAGTTCTGCTTGTGTGAGAACTTCGTCTTGTCGTTGAGGATGGACTGTAGCTTGCGTACATGCTCAGTATGTTTCTGGAAGATGTCGAATATCTTACGCAGCCCAAGGCTACGCAGTGCCTTCTGGTCTAGGGTTTGAATCAGCTCAAGCCCACGTTTCGCGCTCTCCCATGTATAGGTACTACTGTCAGCCAGCTTGCGGACGTTGGTATCCAGACCTTCTATAGATGTCATGTCACCACCAACGGTCTTAATCGTATCCCATGTGCCTTCAAGTATGGTGGCACCGTTCATGGGCGTAGGTACTATAGCTCGTACGCTGGCGAGGTTGTCAGAGTTCCGTCCCTCGATGTACCGCTTCTGTATATCCATGAGGTCATTATAGATCGCGTTAGCTGACACACCGCCAGTGTTACCAGTGCGCAGCATACGGCGTGACTGTGAGATGTAGTACCGTGCCATGTCATCAGAGAACTTAATACCAAGTTTGTTCAAGAAGTTCTTGAACGCTGCCCATACCCGGTTGATCGTGCTGCTCTCGACTTCACCAGCCAGATCAGCAAGGGCTTCCTCAGTAGCCTCAGTCTGAGTCATACCACTATATAACTCCATACGCCTATTGGCTTCGGCCTGTACGTGGGGGTCAGTGTCGTAGATGGTACGCATTAACTTCTTGAGGTTGGCTTGCGGCATGACTGACGCCAGCCCGAAGTGACCCAGTACCTCATGGCCCACAACAAAGGCTAGGTGTGATTTGTTCTTGATGTTGTTACGGAATATTACAACCGTGTTACCGAATGAGTGCGCAGCCGTGAGGTCAGTGATTATGTTCGCCCCGTCTTTCCGGGAGGCCAGAGCTTCTTTATACAGCGCAGTCTTCTTGAACTCAGCTAGATCTGCGTAGTGCCGGATGCGAGGTGCGTACTTCGCATTCAGTTTCTTAATAATTTTACTGATATAAATCTTGGCTGCTAGGTAGGTTATAGGCTTGGTGACGACCGAACCATCTTCGAGGTTGGAGTTCCTACCTTCGATAGGTTTGGCGTCCATCTCGTTCAACTGTTCTTCTACTGAGGTGTCAGCGAGGGCGGGACGTTTCAGCTTACCCTTCTCCCATTGCAGCTCACCGTTGGGCAACCACTCACTGAGCGGTGCACCTTCAAACACATACTCCATGCTTGCGCCTTCTTCGATGAGTTGTTTAGCCCTACTGATGTATGACCGCTCAAGCATTGGACTCATCTCACCATCGACTTTGCCACTAATGATGATCCTCAGCATCTCGACCAGTGTACTTGTAGCAGCCTTATGCTCCTCAGTGCGCTGACTTAACCGCTTGAGTCTGAGGTCAGTTTCTTTAACCGCCTGCTCCACGGTGGAGGCTTGCGTTTCTGTGATGGTAGTGAGGACTTTGGAGATGCGCTTGCTTGGCTTCTCAATTACATGACCTGCCTTATACACGTTGTGCACTACGTCCAGCAGGATGTTGTTATCGTACGCATACTCTGCCCATGGGCGTTCGTTCTTACCAGTGGTGAAGGACGGGTTCTCTACTCTACCTGTGTCACCCTTGGCAGACTCCTTAACCTTAGGCTCTAGGAATTTAACGGCGTTGTTAAGGAACGCGGCGTGTGTCCATGCTGTGTGATCCGGGGTGCTATATAGAGGGCTGTTGCCAAGGGTATCATCCACGATGATCCATGCTTCCTTGAGCCATGCGTTCTGCTTCGAGCCTTTGGAGGCGTCGCTGAACACAGTGGCTGCAAGCAGTAGGCTAACACCTTCACCGAACTCACCCTTAGTAGAGCCGGGGTCTTCAACTAATGCCTTAGCTGTGTCTAGTATAGCAGGGCCGTACTCGTCATCGAATACTTCCTCATAGATACGATCCATATCAGCCACTGTGTACTTGCCACCGTCGAACAGCGTAGTCCATTCCTTCTTAGCACCAGCAGGTAGGTTCTCCCATGACAGAACACTCACGAAGTTACGTGTCGCAGGATCAAGAGTTGCCTCTACGCGCAGTGCGTTCCATGCGTGCTTGGCTGAGGCGTGGGTAACTGGGGCTACGGTAGGTTCGGTCTTGGTTTCAACTTCGTTAGCCCCGTCGATAAGACGCTGAACAGCTTCGTCCATAGTAGAGCCAAGGTTCGTATCTCCAGACCACCACACAGGATAGCCGAACTGCGCGGTGTCTCTAAATATCTTGAAGGTCGTATCGTTGCTCAGGACTATATCGTAGTTGCCTGTCTCAGCGAAATCCTTAGCTCGCTTCTTGGAGACCAGCGTTATATCAGTGGGTTGTTGTTCTTCCCGCTCAGCCGGTTCCGACTTGCCCCGCTCAGTGGACTCACTTTTTTCCGCGTTTGAGAGCTTTTTTGGTTTGTCTTTGCTGCCACCTTTTTGCTTACTCTTTCCGGCATCTTTGACGGCTGTTGTTCCTGCTCCAGCTTTTGAAGGGCTTGCGGGTTGTTCTTCTCTAACCACTGGCGCTGGGCTTGGCTCCGGACTCCGAGCTTTGGTTTCTTTTTTGGTTTCATTTGCTATCGCCTCTAATGCAGCTATAACGTCCGCAGGTGTCATAGATTTAGTTACAGTAACGCCATTCTCTTTGGCAATACGCTGTAGATTATTAGTGATCGACCCCGGCATACCCTGTTTAGCAGCTTCCAAGAACTGCGCAGCTTCCGCAGTCAGTTTTACCTTCGCCTTGACCTTCGGTGCTGATACAACCTTGGGCTTCTTAGCTGCACGGCTACGCTCCAGCGCAGAGAGATCAGACAGGAACTCACCCTTCTTGTTGATAAGGTCCGGATAGTTCTTATGTACCTCGGAGATGACAGCACTAACGTCAGCCTTAGCTGCCACAATCATATCGTCAATGGCTTGGTCACGTAGAATTTCTACACCAACATACTCACCCTGTATCTTCCTGCCGCGCTTGATGGCAGTGAATGCGGTGCGGTCCTTTGCGGATAAGTTATCTAGTGTGCATTGTGTCATCTGATATACCTGACGTTACGAAAGTTAGTACGAAGTTTAGAACATCCTCATCATCACGCAATAGCTTATCCGTCATACGCTGTAGATATATGCTTTACCTGAAGAAGTACCACCGGCATCGTCTTCGCCATACGCACCAGCAATAGCATGAGTGTCTGATATACCTACTGAATATCCAATGAGATCATACGCAGGGGTACTATAAGCATTAGGGTTGTCCGCGGTATGTAGTAGAGCACCGGTTGATACATCATAGATATAAGCTCTACCCGTACTACTAAGACCGGTATCGTCCTCGGCATATGCACCAACAATAGCATGAGTGTCTGATATATCTACTGAATATCCAAAGCTATCATACGCACTGGTACCATAAGCATTAGGGTTGTCCAAGGTGTGCAGTAGAGCACCGGTTGAATTACTATAGATATACGCCTTACCAGAAGAAGAACCACCGGCGTCATCTTCGGCATATGCACCAACAATAGAATAAGATTCTGATATACCTACGTTTTGTCCAAATCTATCACCATTACTGATACTATAAGCATTAGGGTTGTCCAAGGTATGTAGTAGAGCACCTGTTGAATTACTATAGATATATGCCTTACCTGAATCAGACCCACCGGCATCGTCTTCATAATACGCGCCAACAATAGCGTAAGATTCTGATATATCTACTGAATATGCAAAGAAATCGTTGGTGCTGGTACCAACTGGATTAGGGTTGTCCAAGGTGTGTAGTAGAGCACCGGTTGCGCTAGTATAGATATAAGCTTTACCTGAATTAGTACCACTGGCATCGTCTTCCTGATACGCGCCAACAATAGCGTGGGTGTCTGATATACCTACTGAATTTCCGAAGTAATCATACCCATTGGTACCATAAGCATTAGGGTTGTTCAGGGTGTGTAGTAGAGCACCTGTTGAACTATTAAAGATATAAGCTCTACCTGAATATGACTGATAATCATTAGCACGTTCTTTATGAGCACCAGAAATAGCGTAAGATTCTGATATACTTACTGCCCAACCAAATTCATCGCCCGCACTGGTATAAAAAGCATTAGGGTTGATCAAGGTGTGTAGTAGAGCACCTGTTGAATTATTAAAGATATAAGCTGCACCTGAAGAAGTACCACCGGCGTCTTCCTGATACGCACCAGCAATAGCGTAAGATTCTGATATAGCTACTCCTCGTGCAAAGACATCGGCTGCACTGGTACTATAAGCATTAGGGTTGTCCAAGGTGTGTAGTAGAGTACCTAGGGGTGCAGCAGATGCTGCAGCGGCAACGGAAGGTGACCCCAGCGATCCAATGCTACCGGGCGACACTAACACTAGCTTGCTCCATCGTAAGCGGCTACTTTCTCACCAGCCTGAACCCCGAAGTATTCAGCGGTGCTAGCTGATACCGGCATACTGGCAACTGTGGCAGTCGGGGACGCAGCAAACGCAAGCCATACAGCAGCATCAGCCCACACGCGTATGAACTGTGTCTTGGCATTGAACGCAGCAGACTGAGCCGACGTAGTGAACGTGATCTTTTGGGACGCCAGTGCTGGTTCCTGCCCGGCCTGAACCTCACCTTGGTTAGGACAGGTTTCGTATTCTTGAATGTATAGACTAGCCATGTGTCATGCTCCTAGTGATGTATTAAGCGGGCGCGTACGTCCAGCGTGTTTGTTCCAGTGTATGTACCAGTGGTAACGACTTGTGCCCGTAGTTTATTACCGATGATACCTTCAACGGCAGTGTCCACGGACATCGTCCCGACTGCACCAGCCAAGTAATCGCTAGCGATTGACTGGTTACCGTTGATCGAGAGAAACTTACGTGCACTAGCAGTGGTAAACTGGAAGCACATTACGTCGAACCAATCATCATTACCGAACGTGGTCTGGATGAATACTTTGGCTGTAGTACCACCGCCACTGTATACGAAGTTAGCCTCGCATGTGATGCTGATGATGTCGTCAGGAAGTTTGAACTCTTTGCCACGAGTGGCGATAGACTGAGCAGTAGTAATAAGATGCCCATTGGTTAGGTGTTGGATAGAAGCCATTGTATGTTCCTTACTTAGTCGATGTTAATTATAGGTGCCACTGCATTGGGCTGCTTAGCTTCGTCTTTCTCGTATGATGTAGATCAGCGGATGATATACTCCTCATTTGCCTGCCCTACACGCTTTGAGTTCTTCGAGGGCAGTGATCCTAGACTGTGCGTCTTCAATAGCCTCACGAACATCGACAGGATACATTACAGTTTGCCCCTTCTGAGGTCCATCTGCGATGACATGAGGGCGCATAATTACAGGATCACCCATAGCTGGTGCTTGGCGTTGTTCAGCAGCTAGTGCTGCCTCCTGCTGCATAAACGCAGCTTCCTCAGCTTGCTGGAACTGGGCCTCTTGTGCAGCGTTAGCCTGTGCAGCTTGCTGCTGTGCAGCTTGTTGTTGAGCCTGTGCCGCTGCTTGCTCTGCAGCTTGTTGCTCCATAGGTCCGCGCAGTGCGTCAGCCATAGCAGTGTTCGTAGGTGCGGGCGCTTGTGCGGCCAAGTCCTGCTGTAGTACGTTATCCTCTGGATAAAACGTCCCTTGTTCCGGTGCCGCAGGCTGATTATAGTTAGGGTATCTCGGTGCCGCAGGTGCAGGTGCGGCAGATGGCATCTCGCTACCAACATATGGGGCGTTCTCACGTAATACACCTTCGGATTCACCCGTAAGATCGAGGGTTGTTTGGTTAGGGTCTTGGGTGGTGCCGACTTCCCCCTGACCATCTTGGTAGCGTATAGCGTCCAAACGACTACGTGTCTCAGCGTGCTGCTCGGGTGTTACTCTACCTTCTGCACTTATATTACGTTGGATAGTTGCATCATACTGATCGTTAAGGAGGTCAGCCTCCTGCCCCACAAGGCTTTCAGTAGTGCGACCCGTCTGCGGTATAGCATCAGCACCTGTATTATCAAAGGCAACGGGGCGATCAAACTCATCGGTCTCCAGAGGTGCCCCACCTAGGTCTTCGCGCCCAGCGAACATATCACTTTGCCCACCGGGGTTAAGTAGATCAGCGTTCTCTAACTCTGTGTCCACCGTCGGCTTCGCTTCCTCTTTAGCTGCATCTGGGGTTCTGCCCATCATGCTGCCAATAGAGCCAAGTGGTGAGCCTACGCCTGCGCCAGCAGCGAATGCGTTAATCAACTGGTTGCGAACTTCGGGATCGTTGAGGTCGAGCGTACCAGCAGCGCCCATAGCCAGCATATCTTGCACAACTTCAGTGCTGCCTTCGAGTGCGCCACCGGCTACTGCACCTTTGAAGCCGCGCTGTGCAAGGTTGCCCTGCTTGAGGTAGCCTGCGCCACCTGACTTCCGGGCTAGATTTATAGCAGCGAACGCAGGGAGCACCTCTGCTGCAGCGTAGGGGATAGAGAATAAAACTGTCATCAACCGGGCTATGCCGGGGCTGTCATAGTTACCTGATTCCTCAACCTGCTGGTAGATGTCACCAATAGCCACGCCTTCTGAGGCAGCAATAGCACCGGCTTTAGCACCGAAGGCACGACCTGCATTTCGCAGGGCTAGGTGTTCAGCGCTTCCCTTAACAAGTATACCGGCCTGTAGTTGTTCCAAACCTGCCGCAGCATTCGTCGCCAGCTTCTTAGTAGCCCCTCGGGCCAGTAATTTAGCCCCAGTAGCAGTAGCACCTGCGGCGACACCAGCAGCACCGCCGGTAAGTACAGAAGTGACAATCATCTCGGCCATAAGTGGGGCCATCTGCGCAGCATTAGCCACGAACCAATCGCCAGCATCACCGACACTATCTATGTCAGTCGCTGCGCGTTGGTAAGGCTCGTTGAAGCGGAGGTCTTCTTGCTGCTGGTCGATGACCGCTTGGCCTGTCTCCTCAGCACCGAAGAACTTCATGGCGGAACCGCCAAGCATCTGGGATACGTCAACACCGATACCGAAGTTCTTCTTCATTAACCGCCCCGTGGTGGGGTCTTTGATCCGCATGATGTAGTCTTTGTACTCATCCGGACCGACAGGGCGATACCCTTCGGGCAGCACTTCACGTGGTTTGTCTAAGTACTGTTCAGCCTCTAGTGCAGACTGATGGTCGTCGATATTAAACCGCTGGCCGTTGACGAATACTTCCTGTGTAGCCTCGTTGATACCAACAAACGACTGTTCCTGCTGCGCAATGCGCGGTGCAAACGGCACAGAGATAGTGCCCGCTGTCGCGGTCTCTGCCTCGAGATTAGCTACCTCAGGATTATAGGTAGCCTCGAATGAAACGGTGGGTTTTAACCCTGCCATTATCCAGCCCCTGTCTGATACGCACCTAAGCCACTGGTAGCAGTGATAGGTACAAGCTGAATAGTTGGTGGTCCATCGTCCATACCTTCGCGTTCGACGATACGGTACGCCTTACCTTGAGGGCTAGTCCAGTAATCACCGTCAGTACCCTTTGTGAACCCGCCCTTCTTGAGGATTTCGATATAGGCCTCGTTATTCTGCTCAGCGTTTTTAACTTGTATCTTGAGTATAGCTTCAAGCTCCATCTCAAACTGCTTAGCAGCAGCCTCAGACTTCAGATTCTTCATCTGCTGGTAGTATTCTCGGTCGGCGGCACTCAGTTGAATGTCAATAATTTTGGATAACTTTATGCTAGGTATAGTGACTACGCCATCCACGCTCTCGTACCATGTACCATCTGCATTAGGGCCGTATTCGTACTGTGTACCGGACCGCTCCGAGAGGAGCCGGTTAAGCATACGCGGATCTTTGTTCTTAGACATCAGATCAATAGCCTGCTTCTTAGCCATACTACCAATCGTAACATCATGCGCCATGATCTCAGTCTGCACCTGTACCATCGCTGCAGCTTGTGCCATAGGTCCAACCGCAGACAGTATATTATACCGACCTTGCAGGGCCATAGCGTCCCGCTGTTGGAGGAGGGCTTGCATCTGATCTGAGCGCAGTGTGAATGCCAGATTAGCCTCAGGTGCCGCAACCGACGTAGGGTCTTTGGCAGTGGCTAACTGGGCGGCTGGGTCTTTAGCACCAGTCTTAACGCCACCCTGCTGCTGGGTAGGTGCTACTTCTGCAACCTGTTGTGGGGCAGCACCAACTGCTGGGCTAGTTTCCCCGAAAGGCTCACCACCGTAGTTAGTCATAATCGCAGATACATAGTCGCGTGTTTCTTTGGGTAACTCAGCAGGATTAGCGCCGTACTTCATCCATCCATCAGCGTTCCCCGGCCCCCAGTTATACGCAGCCAGAGCCGCTGACATATTACCGCCGTAGCGGTTCAGCATAGCTTCATAGTAATCTTCACCGAAGCGGCGGTTCTCCTCTGGAGAGTTGTCACGTAAAGGCGTTACACCGAAGCCCGGTTTCTTTGCCGTGTCCGGCATAAGCTGCATAAGGCCAAAGGCACCCGTATTAGGATTCACAGCATTAGGGTCGTTACGACTTTCTTGGTACTGGATCATGTCATACAGCCCAGTATTACGGCCAGATCCCGGCTCAATTTTAATAGGCGGTACAGGTTTCCAGCCAGATACTGCACGATCTTCGGTGACAGCAGGTGCTGCCTTCTGTCCAGCGTACTTCTGGTGGAAGCCCATTGGGTCTGCATTGAACTCGGCAATACGGTTAGGATCGTTGCGAATGAGATTATCGAACTCAGGTGTACGTACCCAGTCTGTCATTTCCTTGGCACCAGCTTGGTTAGCATGGTACGGATCATTCGCAGCTTTAGTTAGCCACGCCCAGCCACGAGCAAGCGGACTGGTGGCAGGTATGTCAGCGTACCCGCCCGTAGCGGTCCTAGCCTTAATTTGTTGTAGCGCCTTGGTCACATCCATGCCAGCGCTCTGGCCTTCGATCCATTGGCCGGGAGCGGTGGAGTCGGGTTGGATTTGATCTATACCTTCTGCGCCCATAGTGCCCTGTCGGTTAGGTAAGCTAACACTAGACTGAGGGGCGGGAGCTGGAGCTTGTTCTTGTGGAACCTGTTGCTGAGTCTGTGTTGCTTGCGCGGGGACGTCACCACGCACGGCGGGTTTAACGTCGTTCTCATAGCCCCACGGGTCAATGCCCGCACGCTTAGGTATGACTTCACCGGGTTTAACGTCAGCGACGAAGTCTTTCATCTGTGCACGAGCGTTCTGCGTATCTATGCTTCGCTGATAGTCTTCGAACTTACGACGACTTAATGCTGCGTTGCCTTCACGGCCTGTAAAGAGTGCCATCGTTAAGTTCCTTTCGTCTTTTCGTCCAGCTTATCACGTTCTTCTTTACTCATAGTGCCTAGAGCATAATCAGCTATGGGTTGGTAGACATTGGAAGCTGACTGTTGTGCGTCGGTCAAACGGCTATACCGCTTATCTGCAGCAGCGAGGTCAGTCGCGTAGCCACTAGATACCCCAGCACCGTCAGGCAGTGCGCCTAGGGCTGCGTCTGTGTACTTCCTACGTGTGTCTCTACCTCTTTCGACTCCCTGAGAATAGGCGCTTAGCCCACGCGATGTGTTCAGCCCTTGCTGGCGGATAGTAGTATCTCGTAGGCCACTAGCCCTAGGGTTAATTCTACGTAGAGCAGCGTCGTCCTCACGGGACTGAGCATTATAGTAGTCTGTCAGTGCATACCGACCTTCTCGTTCAGGACTAGCATTAGCCGCCTGCTGCATATACGAGTTGGAAACATCGATCCTCTTATTGATTAGCTCTTGTTCTTGAGCGCGAGCAGCAGCCAGTTGAGATCTGTACTGCTGTTCTTCATCGGACATAGCAGGCTGATTGCCTACGGATGCTTCACCAGCAGCGTCGTCCATGAGCTTACCAGCAGCGGCTCTTGCCTCATCACTACCCATGAAATCAGTTACCTTTGACCCAGTCCATTTGCCTGCGTCCTGCAAGAAGTTAGACGCCGTAGTCTTGAAGTTCTGTGGTGCTATACCGCTAGTTGGTGTAACACCTGCAACATTGACACCGCCAGCAGTACGCGAATTCATAGCGGATGCGGGCAATGCGCTGGTTGGGGTGTACTTATATGCTGGTATGACTTCACCATACTGTCCCGCAGGGCCGTTCATACCAGCAGTGTTAACGCCGGGTGTTGCGTTACTTGTTAGGGTAGTGCCGTACTGTCCCGCAGGGCCATTAGCTGCACCGGGGATAAACGATGTAGGTGCGTTAGTAAATCCCTCATAAACAGGGACAGCCTCATAGGCACTAGACAGGTCCGGACCAACAGGGACTGCAGGCTGAGCTGCTGTTGTAACAATGGGAGAACCTGCTGATGCAGTGGCTGCAATATTCGGTGCGCTTGTGACAGAGTAGCTTCCGGGAGCGACGTTATCGCCGTAGCCTAATCCTGAGTTAGCACCGAGACCAGCAGATGCATTGTACCCACCTATACCACCAAGGGCGAAACCGCCAGCAGCACCCATCCAAGGGTCACCACCTGAGATCTTAGCGAGAGTAGCGCCACCAATAGCACCAATAGCGCCCGCACTTACAGCAGCGGCTAGGCTATTTGCGGCGAGACTCACACCTGCAGAAGCAGCGATAGTACTCGCGGCCCATGCTGAGGCTTGGGGTAGGTATGCTGATGCTGCAATGGCAATGACAGGGGCAATCTTCTTGAAGAGGTTCTTCAGTTTCTTAAAGAACCCATGATGCGTAGGCGTCAGCGCTGTTGTGTTCAGCAGTGTGCTCCGGAGATGAGGAATGACCGCGATGTCTGAATTATACATTGGCTTTCCCATCATTGCCTATCATCTTATCAAAAAAGTCTGTGCCTTTCTTACGCACAATATCATCTGGAATAATATACTCGCCCTTATGGGCGTTGATTGCAACGCTGCCGTCAGCATTATTACTCGTAGGTACTTCGCCTCCGTCTTCCATAACAGCCTGCGGAGGTTGACCCTGCGACTCAGGCATCGGAGCTTGGCCCTGCGGACCCGGTGTATTCAGTGACTCGAGCACCATTAATGTAATCATAACGAAGCCTTGATCGTATTCCTGAGGGATGTCTTCGTCATCAGCCATACCGTTCTGTATCATAAACTGGCGGAGTTGTGGCCAGAGCTGTGGGTTCTGCGCAGCAGAAGTAAGTAGTTGCTTCATGGTATTAAGTTCTTGCGGTGTGATCTCACCGTCCTGAACAGCCTCCATCATAGCCTGTTTAACTTCCTGAACCTGCTGAGGACTGTTCTGCATGATGCGCTGCATCTCTTGCTGCATTGCTTGCGCGGGTACTGGACCCTGCTGTGCGCCTTGCGGCTGGAGGCCCGGCTGCTGTGGACCGGCTGTAGAAACCATGCCCCCTTGCTCATAGGAAGGATTAGCGGCTCTATAATCCATAGTAGGTACAGAGCCACCCGGCTGAGGTACACCCTGCTGCAATACCCCAGTAGTAGTGGGGTCAGCCATGTTAAACGTAGGGTCTGTGGCATAGTCAACCATTCGCTGGCTTGCGTCTGGTCCGTAGCCTATTCCTTGTGGCATCTTGATAGCTCCTTATACGTACGGGGCGGCATCGTATGTCTCCCCAGTATGTGTGAATATTTTCCGGTTAGTATTAAGGCCCACGTTCGCGACCTGTGTAGGTGCAGGCTTAGGCAGACGGGGAACATTTAGCCCACCGCCGCCTCCATCTTGGCCTCCGGTATTATTACCACCGTTGTTGTCGCCGGTACTTTTATCATTGTCATTAGTGTCGCCTAAGCCAGTTACACCACCGAAGAACCCTGTGACACCATCAACTTTACCCTGTGCGATATCGCCAATACTCTGATCCGGATCAGCTATACCTTCGACTGCAGTGCCTACGACTTGTCCAGCAATAGTCGATCCAACAAAACCAAGTCCTGCGGTTGCGTAACCTGCAGCAAGACCGGCAACAGTACCTAAAACCTTAGACCAGCTCCAGTTCCTAGCGTCGAAGAAGCCCGGAGGGCCAGCGTCAAAATCCTGCGGTTCGTTATCAAGGGTTGCTTTGTCTGTGACAGGTTCTGGTACAGGTGTCGTTGGTGTAAATGAAAATGATGATGCTGGAGCAGGAGTACCGCCAGTCTGTCCTGCACCGGGATCACCAGTAGCACCTGTTCCGGGGTTTCCGTCAACAGTCCCGCCAAAACCAACACCGCCGGGATCAACTCCGCCGGGAGAACCACCACCATTTGACCCACTACTTGGCCCACCACCAGCGTCACCAATCCCCCCCGCCTGACCGCCACGCCCACGCTCGAAACAGCCATGCCGTTCTGCATAATCATTAGGATCATAGTCTAATATGTCTGTATGTTTACTGTTAAAGAACATACGTTAACCCCTTAGATTCTTAATAAGCAGGTCAAGCGCTGCACGGGTGATAAACAAGTCATTAGCCAAGGTTTGCATATCGTTGCGTAAGTCTAGAAAAGAATCCAGCGGAGCTGCTTCATTAAGTACCGTGGGGGTAAGGTTATTGCGCGTGTTGATAGTCCCCATAACCTGTGTTCCGACTTGTCCTACTGTGAGGTCAGCACGGACAATAGCCATACTGTTTAGATCAGCTTCACCGCGAGTACCTGTCAGTAGCTCCATGTTCTCTTTGAGCGCACTAAGCAGAATAGCCTCAGCAGTGAGGTTCTCCATCGGTATCTCTGGGGTAGCTACGTGGCGTCTAGGCATTATGCTTTCCTCAGTCCATCTGGAGTTTCACCTAGATGTATTGATCTAACCCTAGCAGAGCCAGATACCGCGACTTCGAATGTATCAGATTTATACCCTGTAGGACAGCGAAATATTGAGTCATCGGTGATAACTTGGGCAAACACAAGGGTTTTGTTCTGCCATAACTGAAACACAATTGAATAGCTAGCTGGTGCAGTTCGTGTAGACCGGACCATTGCACCTAGTCCGTCAGGGCCATTAACGATACCTGTGTTAAACGACGCGAAGTTATTAACATTAACTCCACCAGTGTCGACGTAGTCCGTAGGGCCGTTAATCCCACCTAGTTGCTCACTATCAGCCCATACAGCAGTGTTATACACTTCGATACTGGCGTTGTACGTCACGTACGCAGCAGCATCCTCAGCAGTAATGTCGTAGTCTGCGACGATACGGGCCGCACCAATGTTGATGTAATCCTTGGTGACAATGGTTTTAGACTTCCATTCCATAGGACGTAAGGGCCATGCGGAGTTACCCCACTGGCTAATATCACCTAGCTCGTTACTGGATGTGTAAACAATGTTGGTGGATACGTCAGTCCAAGCACTGTTGAATTGGTGCCCAGCAGTAACGTAGTAGCCCCCGACTTTCTCATCCCGCTCAAATAAGAACGAGCCAGCACTATGGGCACCAAAGTATTTATCATCGAAGAAATGCCCCACGATTGTAGTCGGGTCAATACCGTCATCCCACGTATCCCAGTCATGGATATACTTAGTGGCTAGAGTAAGCCCTTGAGGGTTCCATAAGGCCAGACCACCGTACGTAGCGAACATCACACCATAACCCATGTTGACCACTGAGCGCTTGGATAGGCATGGATATGGGGTATCAATCTTAGCGATACTGATAGTTAGCGGGTTGTTACCTGATACACGGAACGCAAACTCATCTGTTAAAACGATGAGGAACCCGGACACAGCCTCAATAGCGACAATATTATACTCGAATGTGTATCTATACGCCGTAGGCCAAGCCCACGGTTTACCCGGCTCAGCAAAGCACAACTGGTTATCAAAGAACCCGGCGACCATGTTGTTCTGAGCCAGTGTCAGACCTATCATGTCTACGTGTGGTGCGGCGTACTCGTCTGAGAGTAGAATGTTTACTAGGTTTAGGAAATCGAAGTCATCTATATAGTCGTACGTCGTGTCTCCCCAATACCTGGCTGTATCCGCCGGAAGCTCTGCAACATCATGTAGTAAGACTCCAGTAGTATCAACTTTAGTCGCAATATCAGCGTTAGTCACCGCGTATCTAAATACTGTATCACTATCTACCACGGTTACTTCACCATCTGTAATATCAAACACAGCGTCAGTGCAGCTCTTGAGCTTGAACCTATCACCTACAATGAGACCATGGTGTGTGCCCATTGTTACAGTGGCTACGTTGGATGTCAGTGAGACATTAGTGGTAGATTGTGGGAACCACAGGTCAGATAGGTGGTAGAACTCCGTGCCAGCAGGGGACGACAACGTACGATATATCTTCATTCCAGATATAAAGTTATCTCCTGCAGGTGCCGCAGTCGGTAGACCCCCGATGGTAACAGTTTGCCCTTCTTTAAGGAACAATGTGGTAGTCGGGTCTGCACCTATACTCTCCTCACCCCACGGAGTTACCCAAGTATACGTGTAATCGCGGGTAATGGTGCCACCAGCTAAATCAACTCGCCCGGCTGTGTCGGCCACTGAAGATACTGCTGCCCCAGAATTGTAATACTCGAAGGTGGTGGTGCTAGTTACAGTGATCCGCGTGTTAGTGACATTGAAGCTCTCAGGTATAGTACCTGTGAAATCTCGTATAGTGACGATGTTACCTGAACGTAGGCCATGCGCCACACCAGTTGTGATAATCGCTGTATTACCCGAGTCCCGCTCGTACGTAGCTGTAGTAACAGCGGAG